CAGTAATTTTGTCATCAAATAGATTAGTAACTTTTTGACCAGGTTCTGAGTTTCTTATTCCTATAATGTTTACATCATAGTCTTTAGCTCCTGAAAAATATGCATAACCTTTAGCTTTTACAGCAGCATCTATTTGCTCTCTTAAGTATATCATTTTCTTTTATATTTTATTTTACCACCATTTTTATTAATACCTAATGTTTCTTTAACTCCATCAACCATTTCTCTAAACTTAGGACTTTTTTTATAAGCTTTAACTCCACCTAAAATACCACCGCCTATTACTCCAACTGTGCCAACAACTTTTTTAATTATTGCTTTTGCTTTATCTTGTCTAGCCCAACTTCTTTTTTTATCTTGTATTTTTTCATGACAGCTTTTATTTCTTCTTGCTTTCCAAGGTGGCCAACAAGCATCATCTTGATTAGATTCACTGGTTGAACCTCCTGCTTCATAACTTTTTGAAGATCTTACAAATTGATTTCTTGAATTCATTTTATCTGTTTTTAATTGTTAAGTTTAATATTGTTAGCATGTAAAATTCTCTAGAAACATCTATTTCTAAAGTAAATACATCTACTGAAGATAATCTAAATCTTATAGATATCTTATCCCATTGTTTTGTTGCTGATTTCCAGCTGTTTCTAAATTTCATAATTTTTATTTTATTTTATTAATATCATCCTTAATATCCTTAGCTCTAGCAAATAATGACTTCATTGACTGCCATAGGTCTAGGCCTTTGACTACTTTATAATTCTCATTAATTGACATCACCTCTATACTAGCTAAGACCAATGCCACTACTTTAGTAAGCATGAATGGTACACTAAAAAAAGTTAGTATAATATCATTAAGTACAAATCTATCTATAAGAAAAAACATAATTACTGTAATTTCATAAAGTGCTAACTTACTAACTATAGCTGATAACTTTCTACTACTTATTTTCTCTTTTAACTTTTTAGCTTTCCAAATACCGGTTAAAGTATCAATTACTATTAATACTCCAATCATCAAGAGTATTCCTGAGATAGGCAAAAAGAATGCAAAGCATATAGAGATAAGTGTCAAAAGTTCTGATTGAATTGATATTAATAATAATGTTAATTGTGTTTTCATAATAAATAAAGTTTAATTAACTTGTAACCAAAGTATACAAGAAGAATAAGAAATAATATTACTCCTAGTACAGCAAAGAAATTTACCCACCACGGAATGTATTTAATTTTTTCTGGTTTTAAAGTTTTGGTAACAACTCTAGTATGATAGATATCATTACCTTTAATTGTTTTATAGATTGTATGAACTTTAGCTTTTGTGTAATATATATTATCTTTAATCTTAGTTTGTACACTAACTAAAGTACCATCTTTATCTCTTAGCTCTTCTTTTAATTTAGATACAATATTACCTAAAGAATCACAATATAAAGTATCAATTAAAGTTATAGTTTCTCCAGGGATTACAATTGTAGTATCTTTGATTTGTATTATAGTTACAGTACTATCTTTTTGTACACACAGTGGGCAATACTTTGCAAGTCTTTTTTCAAGAGAGCAAGATGATAATAATACAAGTAATATAATTAAGTATTTCATTTATTCCCCTTTAAGAAATTTCAACTCTTCATACAAAGCCAAAAGCTGTGCTTCTTTTTTAGCAATTAATTCTTCTTGAGTAGGACTTTCTACTTCAATGAACTCAACTCTTACAAGTCCGTTCTCATCATAAATTTCATTTCTAAATTGTGTCATAATTATAGTGCTGTAAAGTTTATACTATATGGAGCCATTAATACTAATGAAGTTGCACCAAGTGTAGCTGGTGCATTGGGGTAAGTTACTGTTATGCTTCTACTTTGAAAATCTCTAAAGGCACTATCAGCGCTTAATGCTACTGATTGTGCATCTGAATATATAGGTATTTGTACCCCTGCTTGTGCATTTGAATGAATGCCTAGCCAATAAGTTGTACCTGCGGTAAATGTAAAAGATGTAGTAAATGTTTTATCTCCATTTGTACTTCCATCAATGTCAGTGCTTTCTAATAATTTAGAACTTGGTACACCATTTAAATTAGAATATATAACAAATCTAAACAATCCTCCAACAACAGAACCATTAACAGTCGTGATAAGGTTTTTAATTGTTATTGAATTTGCAGGTATAAAAGGACCTAATACAATCTTATTTGCAACTGTTCCTGCTGCTGTAAAAAGTGCTCCACCTGATAAACGTCCACTATATTTAACATTTGAAATAGGATTTGTTAACTGATGCACTCCACCACCACCTCCTGCTATTGTTAAATCACCACTACCTAAAACTGTAGTGCCGTTAATAGTTTTAATGTTTGTGCCACTAACTAGAGTAGTTTGTAGCCCACTAACTACATTTGCACCTGTCACTGACTTTGTTACATAGCCACCTGCACCATCACTCTCACTAATTTCTATTAAGTCAGTAGGTGCTATTTTAATACCCTTTGCTGTTAACTCATTAATTTTTATTTCTGCCATTGTTTATATTTTTATTTATTGTAAAATTCTATAATCTGGAATTAAATTTTCAGTAACTCTAAAAAAGTTACCATCTTCAGAAACTCTATAATTTATATTATAATTATCTGCTTTAATTTGATTAGATGCTGTTGATGCACTACCTGTAATGTTTGTTGCTGTAACTACACAAGTTATAAATGCAGCAGAATCATCTGAAACTAATGTGTAAGTTGATACTGTAGCACTTGTTATATTTACCCCATCTCTTTTCCATTGGTAAGCAAAGCTACTTGGATAATTAAGCCATTGTCCAACAGATTCTAGAGTTAAAACACTTCCTAAAGTTGTATTTCCAGTTATAGCTGGAGGTGTAACATTAACAGGAGCAAATTTAATTGATTGCACAACTACACGAGAAGTGCGCACAAAACCCAAACTTTTATTAAAATTTATATTGGTAGACATAATTATTCAATAGTAATAATAAGAAATTCAGAACTTATAGCATTATAACTTATTGCATTTAAAGTATTACTAATACCTCCTGCATCAAAATTTAATGTCTCAGTAGGTCTAAGAACAACTCCATTTACAGTTCCCGCATTTGCTGCATGAACATTTGCAATTGAAACAGATGTTTTACCAGCTGGAATTATACCACTTACACCTAAAGGTCTAATTACAGTTGCTGTTCTTTTAACGCCAGCAACATTTCTTAAACTACTTGTTTGAAATTGATTCTCATTCATATCGTATATATTTATTAAATAATATACAAATAAAAAAACTAATAACAAAACAAATCAAACTTTATTAATTAAAATAAAGTTTACTATAGGATAATATTTGAAGTGGTTGGATATATTGCAATTATATGTGACTCTTGAGTTACAAATTTTGCACTACCATCAATCTCCACAACATCAGAAAATGATAATTGTCTTGGTGTAATTAAAACATTATCCCCTACTTTGCAAAAATTAACATCTTCACCTACTGCATAAACAGTTAATTTAGTATAAGACTTTATTAATTCAGCATCAATATCTGCCATATCTTTAGCGCCTAATGTTAAGCCTTTAATCTTTTCTTTATACTCTGGCTTTGAAAGTATAACTATTTTTCCTTGAAATCTCATAACTTATTATTTTATTTTGTAAAACCTTCCTAATATATTTCCATTTAAAAACTCTTTCTTCTCAAGCACTTCATACTTAAACTGATGCTTTACTTCTTGATACGTTAACTCTGAAGCTGAAAAACAAATCAATAATATTTCTCGTTTAATATTTATTTTCTTTTTGTGAGCTTCTTTTAATTCTGAGTTACTACTATAGTAATTCTCGTATGTAAACTTTCTAACTCGTTTATATTTTTTAATTCTTTTGTCCAAAGATACTTCATTTTTCTTTAACTTAGTTTTAACATCCGAATAAAAGTTTTTCTTTCCGATGTATTTATAAAGAACTCCGTTTATTATAACCGTCATTACGTATATAAATCCTATAGCATTTTCAGGAATCATACTCTCCTTAAACTCTTTCTTCTTATATATCCACATAGTTATTCATTATCATAAAACATTCTTTCTGAATCTTCTGTGTTCCATTTCTCAAATCCTTCACAGTTATACCAATCATTACATACTAAGTAATCTGGTTTTTCTGGAAATACTTTAGTTACAAAGCTAGGTTCAGACCACTTAATCCTGTTGTTAGGTTGTAAAGCTATTTGACCATTTTCTAATAAAATAATATGATGAGACTTATGTTCTTTAGGATCTTCTGACAAAGTAAGATCTGTATTTAAATCATTTGATCCCCAGTTAATAGTTCCATGATAATTACCTTTGTAAAACTTATGGTCTTTCATATATACTTCTACAGGAGTATCATATAGGTAAGATAAACTCATAACAGTAAAGTTATAAGAGAAACAATTCCATAACTGTAAAAAGTGAAATGGTAGATCTGGATCTGGTGTCTCTGGTTCAGTAAGTAATGCGTGACTCGGTAACTTATCTCTAAGAACTCCATTCTCTAATAATACTTGAAATAATGCTGCCTGACCTGGCATACATCTTATAGATATAATAATTCCTGGTGTAAATTCTCCATGACCTTTTTTGTTCTGGTACATGTATTCGTTTCTTACAAATACTTTTAAAGGAAAAAAATTGTGTTCAATATAAGCCATACTTATCTAGAAAATATATTTTTCTTTGGTTTTTTTATATTTACGTTATTAAGTTTTGGAATAATCTTATTCGCTTCTTCTTCAGCAAATGTTATTACTTCTTCTTCTTTATCTTTTATGTCCCAGTTATTTAATATAATACCCATGTGCATTGTCTCATGCATAACACCTGTAGCTTTTTCTGTAATAGAATATTTCTTAAAGGTCCCTAAATTTATAAATAAGAATGGCTTATAAGGATCCTTAGCAGTTAACTTCTTATCTGCAGGATCATAATTAGTTAATCCATATATATAAACACCATTACCTTGATCTCCATCTTTAGGAGTAGTCATATCAACTTCTTCTGCTTGAGCATCTGCACGGCTAAGACCATGCATCTCTTCTACATTATAATAATCAAATACTTCAGTAGCATCATTACCTATAAGTAATATATACTTACCCATGTCTATTTTTTTCATAACTCTATTTATTTACCTTGACCTCTATATAACTTCTTATAATTCTTACTAGACTTTAACTTAGAAACTTTAGTTTTAGCATGGATACCAGGTCTAGATATTAACTTTTTTACTTTTACAATTTCTGAAGTTGCTTTTAATTTTGCCATTTTAATTATTTTAAAAAACAAATATAATAATAATTTGATCTTTAACAAAAAAACTTAATTAATTTTAACAGGACCCCCCGTGTGGG